ACGCTGCAAACGATGAAGAAGCGTTAAATGGCTTCGTACGGAACCTAAATGATAAACAGTATTCCGTTGAACCTGATGGTTTCGGTCGTGGTACGCGTCGATTCCATTTAACTTATGAGGAGCTAGGGTATGGCACTGCAGGAGTTAATATCAAAGAAGCTTCAGCTGGAGTCTCAGTGGGCACAGCAAGCGTTACAGCAGGGTAGGGTTACACCTGACATGAAGTGGCTTGATATTGAAATCAAAGGTCTTAGAGTTAAGATCAACGAACAAAGCGTAGAAGATGCGAGAGCTTTGTTACAAAAAACTGGTTAATTACTAGTTTTTATATTTTTTTCAAAAATCATTGATTTGGTTAAGGGTCGTATGCCCTCTTTTAAAAGCATACATGGTGCGCAATAGTATATTTTATTTTCTACTATAACCGCTGGGGATTTACACTTTTCACATTTTCTGTGAAGATGTGTGTGACTTTTTCTGTAATTTTTTTCATCTTCCCTTGCCATAACTTCTCCATAAGTTTACTCATATCTGGATGTTCATCCCAGGTAAGATTATTTAAATTTTTAAAGAAAACTTCTTCGTCCTTATTTCTTGCTTGATAAAACAAGCTGCCTTTGACACCTGCCTCACTTAACAATGCAAATCTAGCGCTGCCATCTATAATTTTGTTTTTATAATCGATCACCATAGGACATAACAAACCATTATCTGTAAGATCTGCTTTTAACAAATTAGTATTGAGAGGTGTTTTTGTTTTTATTTCGTCAAATCTTTTTAGTATTAGTCTTTCTTTGAAGACCATGTAGTAAGGCCATGCTACTGTGCCAGTACCCGCAACTTCATTTTTATGAAGCTTGTCCAAAGTCATCTCCTAAAGCTACGTCTACTTTACTCGGTACTTTAAATTCCATACAAGTTTCCATTGTTTCCTTGATGTTCTTTATATCATTTTCTGATGCTATATCAAAACATAATTCGTCGTGTATTTGTACTTTAGGTAAGTATCCAGCCTCATAACAGCTTACAATTGCTTGTTTTGTCTGATCAGCAGCGGATCCTTGTATTAATCTATTCAATGCTTTGTAGGTAAATGCTCGTTTTATGTTCTGTCTGCCATACTTTGAACATGCATTTTCAAAGGTTTCAGGTGTATGTATACCAAAATCTTTAGGTTCCCACATATCAAATCGACACTTTCTGCCTTTTTTTGTACGAATCACACCTTCATCATTTGCTTTTTTCATACATCTATCAGATAATAATTTAACAAATGGAACTTTACGATTATACTTGGATATTAGTGCCGATGCTTCTTCTGTGGACAATCCGAGTGACATACCTAGTTTATTTTTACCCATTCCGTACATCAATCCTAAGCCTATTGTCTTGGCTTGTTTTCGCTCTATTCCTGCTAGATCTGCTACTGTTTGGTGAAAGTCGGTTTCTGAATTAGCGTAAGCCTCTACAAGTTCATTGGATCCTTCATATCCATCACCTATAGAGGCTGCATAGTGGACTACCATTCTTGGTTCTTGTTGGCTATAGTCAAAGCTTCCCCATCTACATCCTTCTTCAGGTAAGAAGAGTCCTCTGATTTTTGGTCCAAAATCTTTGTTACGTGCTGGTAACTGTTGAAGATTAGGATTAGCCATAGACAAACGGCCGCTGACAGTCCCACCACTGTCACTACGTAACTGATTGATCTCGCCATGTATTCTCCCATTGTGTTCGTATTTTAAAATTGAGTCCAGGAATGTACCATGAAACTTGTTGATCTCTCTAGCCTGTGCTATAAATTTTGATATTTCGTGTTTCGAATTAGCTAACCAATTAGATGTAAAAGATGGCTCATGAGTTTTTTCAGTACGTGGATAATCTATCCCTAATCTGTCGTAGGCTTCGCCTATTTGTCGTGCTGCCCATATGTCTACTTCTCGTCCTGCTAGCTGTTTTATTTTTGAAAGATATTCTTTTTCCTGAGCCTGGAACTCTTTTTTTAGTTGATGAGCCTTATCTACATCAACCCTTACACCTTTCTCCCTCATCTTAATTAGTATAGGCAGTAATTTATTTTCTAAATTCCAAACTGTTTCTAGGTTTTGATTATGTAATTCTGGTTTAAATCTTTGCCACAATAGGTACGTGAGACGTGCATCTTGTTCTGCGTAAAAGCCTACATGCTCTGCAGGTAACCTCCACATCTCTGCCTTTGGATCTATGCCATGATCCTTTGCAGCTTCTTTCAAATCATTCTCGGACTTCAGCTCACCAAGATAGTCTTTTGCTAATGCATTCAAGCTGTACGACCATCTGTTTTCATCAATGACTCCTGCTGCAATCATTGTATCTACTATCTCACCATTAACTTCAATACCCATTTTTCTTAACCAACCAACATCGTATTGTGCATTATGAAATATCTTTCTAGCAGGTAACTTACACACATCATTCATGTAATTCAAAACTTGCTCAGGTATCATGTTACCACCACCTTCATGCTTGAATGGATAATATCCTTGCCAACCTTCAACAGCTACAGCAAAGCCAATAACATAACCATTACCAGTTGCCCAACCTGCACCAAGTTTATTGTTGATACCTTCATCTCGTGTTTCTAAATCAATTGCTATCTCATCGTAACCACTTAGATCTTTGTACTCAGATGGACAAGACCAAATATGTTTTTTAAAATTAAATGTAAATTGTAAACCTGTCATTATAAATGTTTCTGTTTTATTATCTTATTTATTTTATCTTTGTTACTAAATGCATATAAACAAGATTTATAGTTATGTCCAAATATTTCAAAGTATGGACCTTCTACACCATTACATCCTTCTCGTGATGGATAGATTTCTAAAGTAAATTTATTTTTTTCTACCGTTATTTCTTTTTTGATGGTTCCCGTCATTTAAGTCCTTCATTTTTTTTATCTCTAGCTCACAATAATGTTTTATCTTCTCTAAATCTTCTATTCCATTTTTATACTTATATCTGCAAACATATTTAATTACGTTTCCTTGAAAGAATGAAAGATTATTTTTTGAAATAAATTCATAAGGTTGAATGTGGAAGTCTTTATAATGGTTCCCACCTACCTGTCTATCTTGTGGAAAGCTGTCATTAAACATATCAGTGTCTGTCATATCTTAAACCTTTGTAATACATTTAATTTTTCTTCAGCTTGCGCAATTTTATCAACAAGTTTATCAACCTCTTCTATATGTTGAGGATGTTCTCCAATCCCGACTGATTTACTCAAATATATTGTTATTGTTGCTTCAGCTTCAGATATCTGTGCGTTATATTTATCTTCTAATGCTTTTATAAATAAATTTCTAAACTCCACACATACCTTCACATTCTTGATTAAATAGATTTATTTCTTTATCATCATTTTTAAATTTAACTTCATCAAGTGGGACACAAGATCTATGAACAAAGTTTTTAACTTTAGGATTATGCATACGCATCTTTTTATCAAATTCTACAGCAGATGCAAACTCTTTTGGTCTGTTATCTCTCATCTCAATCCAAAACTTATCGTCATGAAATGGGCAGCCTATACATGCAGATTTAACAGGAATCTTAAAACCTTTACCTTCATACCATTTTAAACAATCATCTCTAGACATTTTCTTATCGATTAGAGGCCAAACATTTTTCTGCCACCAAAACCTTGACGGTTTCATACGCATGACTTCATCAGTAGATATACCTACCCAAACCTCTATATGTTCAGTCTTTGGAAATCTTTGTCTTGGTTTTAATCCGCATAACTCTCTTATCTTTTTTGCAATTGGAGTAATCTTATATTCTCTTGTGCATTGTCTTCGACCCATACCTTTTTTACCTTGTTCGTTCAGAGTATAGAAAGGTGCAGAAGCAAATTGATTACCACCTGGTGCGAGAGCCGTGAGTATGTCATCTTGAATGTTGCCTTTTTTAACAATGTGCACAGGATAACTTAGAATTGTTCTAAGGTAATTCAAATGATCTAATACAGGTTTTGGCTCCCAACCTGTATCAGCAAATATAGCTGCATCAGGCTTTACACCAAACTCTCCAGCATCTGCCATCAAGGCCATTGTTGAGCTTTGTACACCAGCTCCTAATGATAGTATTCTTAATTTTGGTTCAGTGTTTTCCATATTGCCCTTCCTATTTCTTCTGCGATTTTTGGGACGATAGCATTGCCCAATCCTCTAAGTCTGTGTGCCCTGCCGGGTATCCCATTAGCCACTCTACCCACATTGGGTTCAATGAGCCAGTCTGTTTCCCACAGTGTCCTGCTATCACTTCTTCTAGATTTGATTTGTTTCTGTTCGCTAGCTTCTCCCGGTTGTTCTCTGTAATATTCGGAAATACTTTGTTCGCTCTCGGTGTTGGCCACATGAGATTCGGATGAGCTACTTGATCGTTTAAACTTATTGGCATCTTCTTTTCTAATTTCATCTTCATTCTTTTCTCTGATGCTGGCCCCCTGTCGCAATGTGCGTCTGGAGTTCTCCATAATCTCATTGTCTCTGGATCTACTTGTTCTCTCAGGTTCGAGGGTCGTGTTCTTCCCTTCCTCTGCCCTGTCATTAATTTTATTGTTCCTTCTTTCGATCTTGGTGGTAAGTGATCCATTGTGTTTGGAGTAGCCCACAATCCAGACTCGTTCTCTTTTGTGCGGGGCGCCGACGCCTGCAGCTGGAATAATAAACGTTTGGATTTCGAAGCCTTCACTTTCCAAGTCAGAGCACACTGTTTCGAAGACCATGCCGTCTTGGATGTTAATAATTCCTCTGACATTCTCTGCAATAACGAAGGTGGGTTTGACTTCTTTAATGACTCTAAACATATCTGGCCAGAGATATCTATTGTCGTCAGTCCCTTTTTGTTTGCCTGCAACACTGTACGGTTGGCAAGGAAAACCTCCTGTGAGGATATCAATTGGCTCTTTGATATCTTTCGCTTCCAATTTTTTAATATCATTATGTATTGTAACTCCTTTCCAATGTTTTTGCAGCAACAATCTACAATATGGATCTACTTCACAAAAGCCTACTGTCTTAAAACCCACTCGTTCTAGACCTAAACTAAATCCACCAATACCACTAAATAAATCTAAATGGTTCATTTGTTCCTCTGTACATATACTAAATAGTCTTCACCAATTGGATAGTGATATTTATAATCTGTGCTTAATAAATGTAAACTATCTCTAGCTCTTGTGACTCCTGTATACCAAACTTTTTTTTCATTTGACTTTTCACTTTTATCTTTGTGTCTATAACTTGATGGCCAATTTGCTTTTGAATACAACAAAACATGATTAGCTTCATCTCCTTTTACTGAGTGTATTGTATCTATGATAACATTTGGAGGCTGATCTAACTTACTTTGTTTGTATCTTTTGAGTAATCGCAAAAAGTAAATTACCTGTCTTGGTTTAAAATTTCTTCTAAGGATCCACCACCAAGCTTTCTTCTGAGCTTCATCAGGTAAGTCTAAACCACACCATTCTTTGAGAGCTGTAAAATCATATCTTTTATAATCTGGCTCTCTCGACCAAAATTTAGTTGTTCTGTAATCTGAATCTGTGACTTCTCTTATATATTTAAACATAGCTTCAGCTTCTTTTTTCATAATCTCTCTGCCATTTGATATTGCAGTCCATGATTTTATAGCTAGCCATTGATTCTGATCAAAAGATTTTTGTCCTTTGTTGTCAGAAAAATATATACCTGCATCTTTGGCTAGAGCTTTTAATTCGTTTACTGATGTATGTATTCTTCCTAATAGAAACCATTTACCTTTTTCTTTTTCAAATGGTATTTCTTTAAAACTCAAATATCTTTTTACTAAGCCTTCTTTGACTAGTGGTTCGAATGATTTATCTACACTATCAAGAATTCCTTTACGAACTATCTGTGAGAACTGATGTATTGCTTGTCCGAATCTTCTTGTTTTACGCAGCACAACTTTTCTTCCTGGAAAATATTTTGTAAAGTATCGTGTATCAGCACCATTCCATTGATAGATTGCTTGGTCATCATCACCTGCCAAATAAATTCTTTTTACTTTGTCAGACATTTTATAAATCAAAGACCATTGTAAAGGAGTAAAGTCTTGTGCTTCATCCAATATAAGAACTTCAAGCTCAGGAAACTCTACCTCATGCAAAGCCCTTTCAATCATATCTGTAAAGTCTAAAAAAGATCTCTCTCCACCTGCTGTCTTGTAATGCTCGTATGTGTCTATCTTTCTAGTGTAAACATCTAAGCTGTCTTTCTTTTGTGATTCTCTTTTGTAAACAAGGACAGGATCCTCTAATAAATTTCTAGCCTTATCATATATACCTAATGACCAGTCAGAGTACGTAAAGTTATCTTGTGATAACCTGTTGTCAGATCTTTTCACAAAGTTATTTGTCAATGCATAATCAATCATACAATCTTTTGTATCAAATATCTCTTCTTCAAAATATCTTCTGCAATAAGAGTGTAGTGTTCTAAATCTAGAGAATGATTTGTTATCTAAATGCGGAAAAGCATCTAATGCTCTAAGCTTTGCAGTATCAACAGCTTTGTTTGTGAATGATATGAAGGCTATCTTTTCAGGATCAATACCTTTCTTTAAATATCTTTTAACAACTCTTTCAATTAATGTCCAAGTCTTTCCTGTACCCGGTGGGCCAAAGATCTTAATCGTTTTTCGGTAGATCTGTTTTTGTTTCAGGAGTCCTAAATTTGTTGTGGTACTCATCATCCATCTCGCTAAGTTCGTTAGTTTGTTGTTTAGGTTTTATTTTTTGGTGGTTTACAAACTCAGGCATAGTTACATACCACACATTTCGTTCTCCTTCAAAGAAATCATGCTTTTGGCAATCTAATAATCTTACAGCCTGGTTCACACTCTTAAATGGTGTTTTTCTCTTCTCAAGAAAATCTGCTAAAGTGTTACGTTTAAAGTAACAAACATTGTCTTTGCTATCTAATACAGTGTATCCATCTTTTAATTTTGTAAAGTCATCTTGTTCTATTGTACTCTCAAAGAAAATTTTTAGAGTATTGTATTTCTCCTCTTCTTTGGTATCCTCATACTTAAATGCGGTATTCTCTGTTGCAGACTCTAATAAATGTTTCATCAGCAGCTCAAATGGACTTGGTCCTTTTTTGGGTCTTGGTAACGTCAACCAAAATATTCTGTACTTAGCTAAACAAACTCTCCAAGACTTCTCATCTTTTGTATCCTCTGGCTTAAATGTAACGTGTCTATCTCTAAAATCACATTCATAAATAATACCTTTTGAATCTTCGGTATAAATTAGATTTTCAAACTCATTTTTAATGTCTGGTGCTTGTACACCAATACCTAGCTTTCTAAGTTTACAAGTCTCTTTATCACAAATAGAAGCTACAAAATTATGTTTTGGTGGACAGAAGTATTCATATCCTTTTGTATGAACTGATTGTGCTGTGCCATCACTTTCATTTCTTTTCAATGGCCCCTTCGGATGAGATGCAAATATTGCTTTCTGCCTTTCCCATGCAATATCTTTTAATTGTCTTACAGTTAAGTTACCCTCTGCTTTTTTCATTTCAGTAACACACACATTGAATAACATATTATTTCTATCACCTGTCCAACCCTCTTGTATTACTTTTTGCACACAAGGTGGATAGTCTCTCCAATCTGTCTCTGCGTTGTATTCTGTAACTTTGTATTTATAAAATTCCTGGGGTGTAAGCATTTTGTTTTTCGCTAATTCAAGGAACCCACCCAACATCAATGGTGTATTTGTATCATCAAATGCATATTCAACTGCAGCATTGGCATTAAAGTATGGCATACCAACACCTTTGTTTAACGGAAATACTTCCTTAGATAAAAAATATTCTTTGTTGATCTCTTCTAGTTTGTCTTTTACTTTTTGTTTATCAGCCCAATCGCTGAAGAATATAAATAAATGTAATCCACCTGACTTTGATTTGACAGGCACAAGTGGTAATTCAAAATCTCTAATTATGTCTACATATTTTTTTGATGTGTATTCTTTGTAGTTTGCTGGATCGATATCAATACAAGACCATTTTAGTTTGTCACCATTCTCAGGTCTTATACCTATTTGACGTTTACCCTCGACATGATCCTTCCACAATTCTTCTGTGACTGGTTCGTGTTCCGTGGAGTATGAAGCTTTTCTCTTGCCCCTCTCATCCATCTCTCCCGTCAGAGAGATGGACAAGTATTGGGAAGAGTCTCCTTCAAATAATTGAAGTAACTCTTTTTGCATTAGAATGGTGTACTTTGATCTGTAACCTGCTTAGCATCAGCAGATCCTTCTTTACCAAAATCAACCTTACCAAAGATATCGCTTTTCTTTGCGGTCTCATAAAACGCTCTTGTCGACTCTAATGTATTCGACAATTTTGGATCGTCTAGATATCTATCGAATTCGATGACCCAACCGTACCAAGAGTTTTGTGAGTTACTTTCTTTAGTGGTCTTTAGTCTATAAGCTGTCGCCCAAGACGGCGGAGTAAAGAAACCTTTCTTACCTTTCATTCTACGACTCTGCATCATAGAATTCCAAGTCTTACTTTTTTTCTTTTGAGTTGATTTCATAGAAATCAATGCAGTTTCAACAGGGTTGTAATCTGCATCTAAGACATAAACAAAATGGTTACCTGTATCTTCTACATAGTTTCCATTCTCTAGTCTGTCTTTACCATCATCACCTCTATTTGTTGTAGACATGATCGCTGGATCCATATGGATAGCAACTGGTCTTCCAGGACTATCGCCTCTGTCTTTCCACTCATTGAAAGTGTTTATATATAAACATGGTACAACGATTAATCCTTCTTTACCTTTAAAAAGATTTCCAGATGTTTCGTTGTAGATGTCTCCTTGTTTAGCAGTTTCAATATACTTGCCATCTGATTCGTCAAGTACAGGTGAATTGCTATAAAGGATTTTTAAGATAGGGAGTTTAGTATCCCTTGCAGTTACGAACTCTTGTCCTTGTCCTGCTAACTCTTCCAAATTAAATTGCGTTGGAACACCCGCATCTTTTTTTACAGCTACATCTTTAGCTGCATCTTTTGCTTGTTGCATGTTACTCCTTCGTTGTTAACTTTGTTCGTGTTGCTACATAAACACCGAATAAATCGGCAGGAACGTCTTTCCCTTTTTCTATTTGCTCTCTTACGAAAGCTTTAAGAGTCATCGGTTCTACCTTTTCGGCTTGCTTAACATTATGCCCTTTTTGTCTTAATTCGTCAACCAACGATTTTGCCATGTTGTCTTCATTTCGACCAAAGGTTAATGTTACGTTGTTTTTAATTAGATCCGCAAAATTATTTTCACGAAGCCAATCAAAAGCTTCTTCAGTTCGAGACGCAGGTATCCTCGCACCATAGTATGGTTTAATTTCTACCGCTGTTCCGTCTGTAAGTTTTATGGAAGCTGCACCAGCTTTCTGCATTAAGTTTGGTATGTCTTGTTCAGAAAGTTTCAGCTCTTGTTCTTTTTTCTTTTTTAATTGATCTTCTAACGCTGATACTTCTTTCTGAATGTCCAATAACTTATTACAGGCAGTGGCAATATCTTCCATCGCTGTGGTGTCTAAAGTAATTTCTTTAGACATTTGTTCTAAGTCCATAGTGACCTCCTTGATGCCATGTAATCTATTAATTTGACATCGTCAAGAAAAAAATATATTGATGGGACAAATGAAATTTCAATATAAGACTCAACCTTTTGAACATCAAAGAACTGCTTTAAAAAAAGGTGCCAAATGGGGAGCTTATGCTTACTTCATGGAAATGGGCACAGGCAAAACAAAAGTTGCAATAGACAATGCAAACTATCTTTACTCTACTGATGCTATTACTCATGTCATGGTTGTTGCACCTAATTCTGTTTATCGTAATTGGATAAAAGAGATAGAAACACATTCACATTTTGATTACACAATAGAGGTACACAAAGATAAAGCCACGTATGGTAAAGGTAAACTTAAATGGTTTCTTCTTAATGTAGAAGCATTAAGTCATAAGTCTGGTGTGCAAAAGATATCAAAACTTATTAATCTTCATGGTCAGAAGCTGCTTTGGATTCTAGACGAATCCACCACAATAAAAAACCGATCAGCAAAACGAACACGAAACATTTGTAAATTAGGGAAGCTAGTAGCATACAAACGTATCCTAACAGGGTCACCAATAACAAAATCTCCATTGGATCTCTATACACAATGCGAGTTCCTAAGTCCAGATCTTTTAGGGTTTGAGTCTTTTTTTACATTTAGAGCTAGATATGCAGTGATGCAACAAATAGAAATGGGTGGCAGACAAATGCTTTTCCCTAAATATTACACGAATTTAGATGAGCTTACAGATAAATTAAAAACATTTTCATACAGGGTAA